CTGGCAGAGACGGGGCCGCCGCCAGTCAACCCAGCAGCGGCCCCGAACTCAATCCTACGGGCTCTGATCGCAGAGGATCTCGACAACGCCCTTCTGATCCATCCGCACGGCGCCCAGATCCTGCTCGTAGCGAACCTGCAGGCTGTGGCGCTTCTGCGGCAGAACGTCGATGAAGCTGCGCGGCTCTTCGCCGACTGCGAGCTGCATCGACTTCTTCACCCACGCGAAGTCGCTTCTGTCGTCTCCCGCTGAGACGGACAGCCGCTGCGACTTGATGAAGTTGAAGCCAACGAACGTGTTGATGGACCCGTTCACCAGTGCCTTCACGGTGTTGTAGTCCGCGCTCGAAACCTCAGTCGTGTTGAGAAGCGTCTGGCGGCCGGCGGCTGACGTGACGAGATGCCAAGAGTTCTCTCCGTCGTCCTCGTCGTTCTCCGCGGCCTCGAGAATCCGTCGCGCCTCGAGCAGTTTGTCGATTACCAAGTCGCTCGTGGCAGTGCCGGCTCCGATCTGGAAGTTGTCGGCGATCTGGTAGCCAGACGTGTCGAAAGTGTCCGAACCGGAACCATCGACGCCTGTCGAAGCCGTGGCATCGAATGCCGTGATGATGATGTCATCGATCTGGCGGTTGGCCGCAGCAGCCATCGAGCGACTGTACGGGTTCACCGGATCGTTGAGCAGGCGGCGCCGATCGGCTCTGTCCACGAGGTCTGCAACCTCGTAGGTGGCGAGCGTCACCATGCGTCGCTTGTGCGGCGTGTCGGTGTACTCGGTGTCACCGTGGCGATTCGTCACCTCGGACATTGAGGTGGCGTCCACCTGATCGTAGAAAGCCCGATCGCCTGTGACGCCGGGATCGACCATGACGGCGTCTTGTAGACGCGATCCAGTCTGTTGCTGCAGCATCCGAACGCCTGCCGAATACTGCTTGACAAATGCGGTGGTTACTTCTGTTGACATGGGTATCTCCCCGTGAATCGGTTAGCGATTCCGAGGGACTCCCCACGCGAAGCGTGGACCCACTCTCGCCGTTACGTGGCGTACACGGCCCTGCTTTCGGGCGAGCGTTCAGACCGCGCTGGCGCGGCTACCTGAAAATCTAACCCGCCGCCTTCCGGTGGACTCGACACTCGCATGGGATCGGGCTCCCCACCGGATGAGACGGACGGACTCTGACTGAGGTGTAGCGTTACCTTCCCAGGAAGGCAAATCTGCCCTATCCCTCCTCCGGGTAGGCGGCACGGTAGAGCGCGTCGTGCTTGCGCCTGACCGCGGCGTGCTCCGGGTGGCCCTTGTCCACAAGTGCTTTCTGCACCTCGCGGCTGGCCTCCATCTCGGCGATCTGCGAGATCGCCTGATCTGGCGTCATCGCGAAGCCCGAAGTCGGCCCGCTGCCGGCAAACCCATCCTCGGCCATCCGAGATCCCAACCCGTGGAACGCCTTGATGAAAACCGGGTGATCGCCCAGGAGCCTGCCATCGACAACGAGCCCGGCCACCTGATCGAGCGAGTCGCCGAAGGTGGCCCTGAACGCCCGCTTGGCGAGCTCGGAGTTGGCATCGAATGCCGTGCCCCACTCAGCCTTCAGCTCCTGCTCGGAATCGGCGCCAGCCTGATCGATGCGTTCCTTCATCCCCTCATACGACTCGGACTGCATCGCCGAGTAGCCGCGCAGAATCTCGCTGGCCTGCTTGTTCGAGAGCCCCGCCTTGTGGAATTCGGCGAGCATCTTGGTCTGCACCTCGCCGTCCCAGGGCAGTCCCTCGGGCGGCTCGAAATCATCGAGATCGTATTCGTCAACCGTCTTCGGCCTGCCGAGTGCGTCGTAGTAGCGATCCCAGTCTTCGGGCGGGCTCTTCTCGGTGGGCTTCGTCACCTTCTCGCCGCCCACGAGCCGCTGCAGGTTGATGTGCTCGCTCACCAACCCCTCGAGCCCAGTCTCGTTGAAGCCGTCCAGAATCGTGTGCTCTCGCATCTCGGTGGGTAGAGAGCCGCGGAGCTGTGACCAGTCGTAGCCGGTGGGCTGCGGTGCCTCGGCGACGGCCGGCGCTTCGGGTGCGGGCTCCGGGGTTGACTCAACAATCGGTTCGGCTTCTGCCATCTCTTCTCCTAGCGCACGGATCGCTGCGCTTGCGTCATGGCGAGACGAAGGATTTCTTCGTCATCGAGGTTCAGGTATTTCATCAACAGCAGGAGCACCGAGCGGCGCCCCTCGTTGTAGTCCGTCTCGCGTGAGTCGCCTGGGACGTAGGAGGCTCGCGACTGACGGCAGAAGTCACGCAGGAAGGCCAGAACGCGCTGGCCGTCGCGGCTCTCAAAGGTGAGCTGGAACGCCGAACGGGTTTCTTCCAGATCCTTGAATCGCGCCGTCGCGGCGGCTTCCTGCTCTGATTTGTCGTCGTATCCGAGAAGTTCTTCTTTCACGCCTGTGCTTCAGACAACTTCGCGATGCCCGGCAAGAGCTTCGCGATCGTGTCACCGCCCTGTGCCATTGCCTGCTGCTGCTGTTGGGCCTCGACAGCCTCGGCCTGGGCCTGTCGAATCTCGAGCACGTCTTCGCGCTGCCGGAGCACCTGAACCGGGACTCCGTTGCCTTCGAAGATCTTCCGCACCGCTACGTCGAGATCGATGTTGTCCATCACGCTCGGATCCGCCTCGGCCACCGCTGCTGCGGCGCTAAACGAATCGAGGATCGCCTGCGCCTCGGATGCCTTCTGAGCACGCGCCACCGGAGAGACGTATTCGATCTTGAGTTCTTCCCCAGCCAGGAAGTCGGGCGGCACCGGGAAGTCACTGCGCCTGGACAGGATGCCGACTACTCGCTCGATCATGGGCTCGAGCAATTCCACCTGCATCCGGCCCAGGACGGGAGACAGAATCCGCTGCGAGAGACGTGCGAGCTCGATCACCTGGGTGGCCGTCATCCTCGGATCTTGGAACGCCTGGATGATCTCGCTGTGGAATGCCTTCTCGATCTTCCTCGAGCGGGTTTCGATGATCTCGCTGGCCCACGGGAACTGGGCGCGGCTTTCGAGGTATCGCACCGGATCTCGGTTGCCGCCGTCGTTGCGTACAACGATCTGCGCCGAGGGCGTCACGCGGAGCTGGCTACCCGGAAGAACGCCATCGTCATCAACCAGCAGCGGCGGATCGACTGCCTTCTCGGCGTTTCGGATATAGGTGCGCCAGATGGCATTGAGCATCTTCTGCTCGGGAAGGGCGTCGACACCGGGGCCGCGCCCATAAATTTCCCCGGCGTCGACTGTCCAACGCGCAATCATGTACGGCATCTCGTGGAACCCGCCCTCGCGGATCACTTCCTTCGTGTCGACACAGATGTAGATCGATTCCCACGGCATCCCCGATGCGTCGAGGTTGCCGGGCGTCGGAAGATCTCTGCGCTGGACAACGTGAAGGAAGTCGAACTCCTTGTTGGAATCCTTCATCGATGACTTGACGATCTTGTCGGGAAGATCTTTCTCGCCGAAGAAGTCGACGGCCTGCCAGGCGCGCATCTTGAAGTTCCGGTAGACGATGGCGATGCGGCCCGTGTGATCGACGTCGATGAACGTCTCGGCCAGAGGGCGCGAGATGAACTTCGGCCCCAGCTCGACATCTTCCTGAATGAACATCACCGCCGTGCCGAAGCCGGGCAGATCGTTGTAGACCTCGGCGATGTTCGTCGTGAAGCCAGACTGCGGCCTCGAGAATGCGTTGAGTGCGATCTCCTTCACTTCTTCCAGATAGTACGTCGCGTCATCGATCTCGTTGAGTTCTTCACTGATGTATCGGAGATCGAACCAGCGGGTAGCCGGGTTCGTGAGCAGCGAGTGGAGGGCCGCGGCCAGGAGGTTGTTGCTGTCGCGCGACGTAGTGTCGTAGACGCGAATTCCTCGCTGTCGGCCGGGCTCGCGTTGTACCGTGAAGTCGCGGCGCATCAGCGCGTGATCCGCAATCTCTTGCCAGATGTTCTCCCAGTTGCGACGTCTGTCCTGAGAGTCGCTGAACTGGCGCATCAGCTTCTTGACACGTTCACTTTGGGCCATCTATCGCGTCTCCCCGAGCAGTGTCGGACGCTGAACCTGCGGATCTTGGGCTCCAGCGCCGGCCAAGACTGTCGATGAATGTCCCTTCTGGCGTACCCTGGAACGAAGCAACTTACGACGGTTTTCCTGGGCCGCTGGAGAGTCGACACTGGGCAGCTCTTCCGGCTTCGGTGGTTTCTTGGTGAAGGCACCGGCCGACGATGCCGTGCTCAGCGCCGTGCTCAACATCGTGCCGATGATTAACGCTTCGATACCCATCACCCACCTCCCAGCATTGTTTGTCGATCGCCGCTATTGGCAACCAGCAGCGGACTCTTGCCGCCACGCTTCTGGGCGCCAGCAATGACGGCCATCCTTCTCTGTGCCTCGAGCACTGCGGCTGACTTGTTCGGCGGCGGGCCCATCATCTCTATGCCTCGTTCCAGACAAACGGATCGAACTCGTGCTCGACCGTTGGCGCATGGCGCCGCTGTAATTCATCAGAGACTCGTGCAAAGCGAAGCATCATCACCGTCTTGTACAGGCTAGAAATCAAGTCGTCGTTTTCCTTGACGATTAATCCCTTCTTCCTGTGGTACGTCGCGAGCTCGCTGAAAATCTGTGTGCAGGTACTGAAGATCTTGAGTCGCCCCGTCTGCATCCGAGAGAGCACCACCTGAACTGCAGCCTCTGTCGAGTAGCCGCCCTCTGGGAATGTCGAGTGCTCACGCAACATTCGGAGCCCTTCCTTGCGGTAGACTTGGGCGATCGGCCCCGCCTCACCCCAGTCCCGGTTTCCGTCGTGCGGCCACGCAACAGGCGTATCGAGCCCCCACGGACGAAGCGCCGAGGCATGGATCGCCACCGTGGGCGTCTTCTCCCGGTACTCGTTCGTCAGGAACAGCACGTCCCCCTCAATGTCGTAGGCCACCTTGACTGCCGCGAACGGGTGATCCCCATAACCGAAGTCGCAGCCAATCAGGCGCTTCCAGTATTTCGGGACATCGAATGGTTCGATCTCGATCGAGCTCGGCGGCACCTGGAAGATCAGTCCCGATCCGAGCAGCGGGACGCCCTTGCTGCGCGCCTCGCGTTCGTGCGCCGGGTAGCTCGCAACCACCATCTCGCGCTCTTCCTGATCGAAGTGGCCGGCGTCCTCGATGTGCATCTGCACAATGCCGCGATATGGGGTGTCCGGCGTCGGATAGAAGTGCGAGACGACTTCGCTCATCCCCAGCAACGGAGTCATCGTCAAGTAGATGATCCCACCCGTGGCCGCGATCCGCGCGAGGATCTCCGTGTACACGTCCGCGTCGGGCTCTTCGTCACACCAAACCGCATCCCAGGTGTATCCCTGGAACGCCTTCCGGCCCTGATCGTATGCCTTGAACTGGCACGTCGATATGCCACCGCTCTTGTGCTTGACCTGAATCACGTCAACGAGCTCGGGGAAGCCGCGACTCATCACGGGTTTCTTCGCAATGGCCGATCGCGGAATGGTTCCCGTTCCCCAGTCGGTGCTCTTGCCGAGTAGGATGCGCTGCGGGTTATCGCGCGTCGTCTCGTTATTCGTGTTGGCCGCGCACATCTGGATCGGACGCACAAACCGGCGCCCCTCCCACCAGTCGGGGTATTCGCCCGTCAGGTGATAGCTGGATTCGTTCCCAGCACTCCATGTCTTTCCGAGTTGGTTTCCTGCCAGCAGCACCCGCTCGCGCTTACTGGATCCGAGTCGGTGGAACTCTGCCTGCTTCGGGTACGGCCGATACAGCGCCAGCTTCCGCAGCCGGAGCGCCGTCATCACCTTCGCCGACTCGCGCAACTCGTAGTCCGAGACGGTTTGCATTCCTCTCGATCCACTCCCTTGCTTCGTCATCGTTTTGATCAACCATGCGGAGGCCCACTTCGGAAGCTGCCGATCGGACGAAATCGCGCAGCTCGTTGCCGCTCATGCCCTCGAGCTTCTCGTCTAGGTTGTCGAGGATCAGCCGATCAGCGAACATCCCCAGCTCTTTGCCCATCAGCTCGAGACTCTTGTTGCTGCCGGAAGCGTTGAACCGCATCATGCCCGTGGGGCTTCCACCTCGATCGAGCACCTCTTCGGGCGCACTGCACTTCTCGTGGTTGCGCTTGAGCTCGTCCATCACGTACTGCCGATCGACCTCGGCTCGGGCCAGGACGTCGCTCGACAGCTTCTCTTGAATCTCGGTGACACGCGCCTTGATGTCCTGGCGCATGAACATTCGGATGCCGTTCTCCTTGCGAGCCTTCGGCGTCCCGGCCTGGTAGCCAGCACCGACGTAGGCATCCGCCCGCGAGTGGCCGATCGCAGTCAATTTCGCGAAAGTTTCGTGGCGGGGGTTTCGCAATTCGGGCATAGTTGCCCCTATAATACCTTCCCAGGAAGGAATTTCACCTTATGCCGAACCTCGCATATCCCAACTACTCCCAGAAGAAGAAGTACCCTGGGCATAAGGCCGATACATTCCTCGCCGGCCAAGGGATTTCGCTTCAGCCGGAAGGGTTCGAACACGCCCTACTGCTGTCAGAGGGGTTTGAGTACCTGCCTGAGATTCGTGGTTCTCACGGAGGACAGGGCGGGGGAAGCGGGTTCTCAGCGGGGCAACGGGCGAGCTACCGAGAGTTGCCAGACGATCCGAACCGCAACCTCGCGTTTGCCGGCGCACCGCAACGGCTCACACAGCCCGGCACCATCCTCTCCGGCAAAGACAAACCGGGCAGGCTAAAGAAAAGCAAGCTCACAGAGAGCGGCACCGCGAGGGGATTACTGGAACTCCTCGGATTCGAAACAACACTCGGCGCAGGAGGCAGGCGCCGATGACATCTGTGCGCGCGGGCGGTTGTCCCCCCTCGAGCGCGGCTCGGCCAAGTCGGTGGCGTTTCGTGATGATTCGTCACACGCTCGGCCAGAGCGGAGGCTCCGCGCGGGAGCGGTACACCACCGGCCCGTCTGAGTCCCGCGGGTAAACCCGGCGGGGCCTCCTTCCCTATGACGACAGACCTCAACGAGCTGCTCAAGAACCTTGGACACGTCAACGGCCGAACCTCGGCTGTCTACGAGCTATGTGCTGCCCTTGTCCGCCAACTCGGCGAAGGCGGCCAGCTCATCACCGAAGCCGACACCGAGATCCCCGTCGCTGGCGACACCGAGCCCGATCCCATCCCCGAACCCGAGGAGACAATCCCGGTACTTGACTCGGACAGCACCCTGCCCGAGCTCATCCTCGCCTTCGTCTCCAATGGCAACATCGATCGATCCGCCCTGCGAGCCGTCATCAGCACCGTTCACCCCGACGTCAAGCTCGGCCCCAACGGCTTCTACTTCTAC